AGAACAGGAGGAGATTCTAAGTTTTTAAGACTTAATAGAATGCGACTGATGCAAAAAAGTACATCTAAAATTCTTAAAACTAAAAGTATTTTAAAACGTTATCCGGATAGAAGAACATTAGTATTTTGTGGATTGACAGATATAGCAGATTCTTTAGGTATTCCTTCGTATCACAATAAGGTTAAGGAGAAAAATGTGTTTGAAGACTTTGTAAGTGGTAAAACAAAACAACTAGCAGTAGTAAAAATTGGTAACTCAGGTGTAACTTATAAAAAGTTAGGTATGATTATCATTAATTACTTTGATAGTAATGCAGAGAATCTTGCTCAAAAAATCAACAGAGCTATGACTATGGAATTTGATAATCCAAGTAAAAAAGCAGAAATAGTTATACTTTCAAGCAACGAAAGTGTTGAAAGAAAATGGCTATCTAGTGCTTTAGAATTTTTTGATACCAATAAAATTACGTATATTAATTAACATTTTAAAAACAGATAAATGGAAGAAAAGAAATCATTATTACCAACGCAAGTAACTATCTCTGAAGCAACTGACCCTAGAGATTTTGTAATTGTAGGAATTCCAAAAATTGGAAAAGGAACTATTTTAGGTGCATTAACACGAGAAAAAAATGCAATTGTTTTAGATCTAGAAAAAGGAGGTTATGAATACATTGATGCTAGAAAAGTTTCGTCTTATGAGTTAGATACAGACAGCGAATATGATAGTTTTAAAAATTATATCAAATGGAGAAATGCTCTCCTTGCAGAGAAAGGTAGATATGATTATTTAATTATCGATGGTTTGTCAGATCTAGATGCTTTATCAGTTATTGGAGGTACTTTGACTTACATGAATAGTACTATTGGTAAAAAGTTTAATCGTGCAGGAAACGTTTCTGCAGGAGAAAAACTAAAGTATGGACACAAAGACTGGAAACCTGTAACAAGTTTACCTGACGGAGCTGGTTTGTAAAATAGCCAGTACCTGCTTAACTGCTGGAAACTCTTGAAAATGTATAAACTACAATAGTGGAGAAATCACATTATGAATGTTTAAAAATTATACATTATAAGACAATCAGCATCCAAATCTCTAAGGTAATTTATTACTAAGAGAAAGGTTCAACGACTATCCCCCGGAAAGGGAGTACTTATGTGTTCATACTGGTTATGATTACATTAGGAAATGGCAGGATTTTTATTATATTTGTAGTATGGAATTATCAAACTACAAACAATGTTCAAATATTCAATGTGTTTATAAAATTTTAAACACAGTATCTAAAAAAGTGTATATAGGAAGTACAATTAATTTTAAAGCAAGATTATCAAGACATGTAAGTGCATTAAATCGAAAAAAACATCATTCATCGACTCTACAAAGAGCATTTAACAAATATGGAATGAAAAATTTTACGGTTGAAGTTTTAAACTCTGATAAAATGACTTTAGAAGAACTTCATGCAAAAGAAATAACATATATATTAAAATACAATAGTGTAAAAACAGGTTATAATCAAATTTTAAACTCTAAAGAGTATGTAAAATTTAAACAATCTAAAAAAGCTATTAATAATTTTATATCTGCTAGATCTATACCAGTAGTGAGAATTAGTTTAAAAAACAAAAAAATAGTTCATTACAAGTCTGTATCAGATGCAGCTAAATCAATTAAAGAGCAAAGTACAAACATTTCTAAATGTTGTAAAAATAAATTAAGATACATTAAAAATTATGTATTTGTTTACAAAAAAAATTACAATCCTGATTTAGATTATACGAAGCTAAGAAAAGTTAATTACGGACATAGTCCTGAATCAAACGTTCAAAGAGCTAAATCTAATCCAAGAAGTAGAAAAGTTTACAAGTTTAATACAGAGTCTAAATTAATAGAAGAGTATTATTCAATCTCTAATTGTGAAAAAATGAATGAAATACCTAAAGATACTTTAAAATACAAAATATTAAAAAGAACTCTAGTCAGAGGACATTTGTATTCATATAATAAAAATAATATATAGTCTAGTCTTTATGGAGACATAAAGTTAATAAAACGTATCAACACACTAGAAAATGGTTTATGGATCAAATAAACATTTTTAAACAAATCAGTTCTTTTAGGCTATATGCTGCTCACATCGTAGATAAATATATTAAAGATGATGGTAAAGAAACTGTTTCTGGTAGTGAAATTGCATTGACCGGACAATTAAAGAGAATTTTTGCGTCAAGAGTAACAGCTCTGGGCAAATTAGTAGTAGATAATGATAAGCGATACTTAAGTTTTGATGTACAAAATGATAGTATTATAGCAGGCAGTAGAAGTGCTGCACTTGCAGGGAAAATTCTTATATCTGAAAAGATGAAAGATGGTGAAGTAGTAACATATTGGAATAATATTTTTAAAGATTAATTAAATGAACGATCCACAATTAATAGAAGAAGAAGGACAAGATGTGCCTAGAGAAGATAACAGAGGTGAAGGAGTTACTGTAGAAGATGCAAAAATATTAGTTGAAGAACCACAAGCACGATTACAAGAAGAACTAATTGATGGTCCTATGACTATGCGAGAGGATAGAAAATATCCTGATAAAAAAGCATATAAGGAACCAAGAAATCAAATTCTTAAAAATCATGAAATTGTTATTCAATTTTTAGATGTAGGAATGGTTGTAAGATTAGGTTGTAAATCTATTGCGTTTACAACATTAAAAGAAGGTATGAGTGAACTTAACAAGTATGTTAAGGATCCTTATACTGCAATACAGAAGTGGCATAAAATATTTAATCAAGAAGAAAATTAATAGTACGAGTATCAGAATTTTTTATAAATAAAAACAATAAGTAAATAAAAACGTAACATTATGGGTGCAATTAAAGGAAAACAAAAAGTAGCAGTAGAAGATTTTGGTAAGAAAATTGGATTAGTTGAAGTAGAAGTTCTAATAGTAAATCCTACTGAAGAACAATACAAAGACATTCTTGGGATGGAGCTAAAAGAAGATAGTAAAGCTGCTATTTATAAAGGTGAAAGCAAAGACGGAAACAACTATGTGCGAGTTGATTTCTGGCTAAGACCTACAGTTAAAGAAGGAGAACCTTTAGCTAGACCTTACAAAGTTTCTTTCTTTTTAGAAGATAAAGACAGATTAAACAAAAATGAAACTAAAACACAGTTTATCAATAACATTGGTATTTGTTCTTGGGGAGAAGATGATTCTAACTTACCTGAATGGTTTTCTAAAAGAGATTTTAGAATTGCCAAGGGTGGAGAAGAAGATTTTTATGGATTCTTAAGAAACTGGTTAGGTGGATTAGATTACAGAGATGGAGATACTGTTTTAGAATTAAATTGGAAAGATTTAATGAAAGGTAACATCTCTATGTTGACAGAACAAGTTGGTGGAGAATTTGCTACATCTTTTATTGGTTTAGCTACAGTTGCTGTCAAAGGAGAAGGTGAAAATATTAAAGAATACCAAGGTATTTATAACAAAGGGTTCTTACCTAGTTATACTTTACGTCACTTTGCTTTAGTAGACTATTCAGATCCTGCTGTACTTGCAAAATTAGCTGCTAAAACTACAGGACTAAAAATTCACGAACGTTTTGTAAAGAACGTAGTAGGTGAATATGGTTGTAAAGATGTTTACTCATTGAAATTATTATCTGATTACATAGCGGAAGATCACATCGTATCTAGCGATGACCCTATGAATGGTAGTGATAGTGAAGACGCAGAATACTAACAATTTAATCCCTCATGTTATTTTAATGTGAGGGATTATTTTTTATTTAAAAACAGAATGATTTCAGGAAAGAAAAAAGTATCATTAACGAGAGAAAGTATTTTGTTAAGGGTAACTCCTTATGATATATTTAAGAGATACATGCCAGATCAAAAATGGAAAGTGAATGAAGCTACTTTGTCTCCATTTAGAGATGAAAAGAATCCTTCATTTATGATAGGTAATAGATCAGGAACTTTAAACTTTATAGACTTCGCAGACACTAGCTTAAAAGGTGACTGTTTTACGTTTGTAAAAATAATTTATAGTTTAGAAAACATGGATGCTATACTTAAGATGATTGATAGTGATTTCAATCTTGGTATATCTAAAGGAACACCTACGCAAAACTTTAAAAGAATTACTAAATCAAATGTTCAACCTGAAGAGAAAGGTAAACGTTATTCATTAGTCCAGGCTACGATTCGTGCCTTTACTAAAGAAGAATTAGCTTATTGGAATGAATTTCATCAAGATATTTCAGACCTAAAAAGAGAGAACATATATTCTATTAAAAAAGTTTATCTAAATAAGAAATTATTTAATTTAAAAGAAACTGAATTAAGATTTGGTTACTTTTACGAAGGTCATTGGAAAATATATAGACCATTTGCTGATAGAAAAGTTAAATGGGTACCTAACAATGTTCCAATTACTATGCTAGAAGGTAAAGAAAATATCATTAACGTTAAAAATGCTTTTATTAATAAAAGTAAAAAAGACTATATGGTAATTAAAAAAGTTTATCCTCATACTTGTGCAGTACAAAATGAAGGAGAAGCATGTTTTTCTAAAGAAAATTTAGAATTTTTAAAGACAAACTCTGACATTCAGACTCTATCTTTCGATAGTGATGTTGCAGGTGTTAAAAACAGTCTCCAGGTAACTAAGAAGTTTAATTTTAATTATTCTAACGTACCTAAAAATTATTTAACTAGCAACATTAAAGATTGGGCAGAGCTTGCAAAAGTTCATGGATTATCTACAGTAGAACAATGTTTAAAAAATCAAGGAATAATATTATGAAAAGAACAGACCCAGAAGTTATTAATGCAATGGAATTTATTAAATCTAAAAGTAATGGTGAATTGCCATATAGATTTAGTTCATTTGAATGTGGTAAAATGATGGCTAAATTTTTAGTAGCTACTGAGGAAAATTTAAAATTTACTAAAACTAATCAGTTAATTGAATTTAAAACTAAAAAAAATAAAGGTCCAGATGCACCTACAGTTCAAGACGTGATCGATGCTTTTATGAAAATAAATGATAAGTCTCTTCCTGTTTTTGGTTTTATAGCTGAAGATAGTGCAGGAGAATCACTAAACATTGTTTTATTAAATTCTTTAGATGTTACCTTAGAAGATAGAGTAGATATTAATTTAATAATTAGTGAATAATGAATTGGTTATCCTTTAAAACAAAATTTCACCCTAGTTGGCATGTAAAAATTAAACCTTTTATTGAGAGTAAAGAATGCGATCAAATATTTAAAGCATTAAAACAAAAGTCAAAAGATGGAGAAAAATTAAGTCCAACTTCTTATAATACATTTAAAGCGTTTGAAATGCCTTTAAATAATATTAAGGTAGTTATACTTGGTGGCAATCCTTACGATGGTTTTATAGATGGTAAGCCTGTAGCTAATGGTAAATACTTAGACTGTTCTATAATAGAACAAAAGTCTTATGAATTGATGAATTTCTACAGAGGACTAGAGCTAGAACTATTTAATGGTTTGACTTTTAATTATGATTTAAATAACTATAGCACTCAATACTTACAAGACCAAGGAGTGTTCATGTTAACTTCTGCACTTACAATAGAAGAACATGGAGATCATAGCCAGTTGTGGGAACCATTTACTGATTTTGTTATGAAGATTATAGCAGATTTAGATGTACCTGTACTGTTCTTAGGAGAACAAGCACAACGTTATACTGACAGAGTTGATGAAGATTTGATATTCACATTAGATGAACCACAAGGAGTCACAGAAACTTGGGATACTAAAGATGTTTTTCAAAAAATAGATACATTTTTAGAAGAAGATAAAAAGCACATGGCAATCATGTGGTTAAGTGTTATAAACCCATTTTAAATACATAAATATGATAACAGTTAAAGTAACAACTATATTTTCTGATATGGTTTTTGTAAAGTCGTATGAGCGACAAGAATCGATTGACAAAAAAGAAGAAGTAAAAATTTTACATAGTAGTGGTAAATTTATGATCTTAGGTTGGAAACAAATCAAAAATAAGATTAAGAAAAAGTCTACTAAATACAAATCAAAAACTGGTGGTCAAGATTACTATTTATATTATTATGATTGGAATCCAGTAGATACTAACGAAAAATAAAACTAATACACATGGGTAATTTAGTAACAACAGATAAGACATTAGTTACAGAGAGTGACTATAGAAATGTTAATCTAGATAGTAGTTCTAGTTTAAAAGACTTTTCAATGGATAGACGTAAGTATTTTAGAAAATACGTACAAAATGAAATAGTCACAGAAAAATACAATGCTGCTGTATTCGCAGGTAACATAGTAGAATTGTTATTGTGGGAACCTCATTTGTTTGATGACAAATATTACATGAGTGCTGCAGTAAATCAACCTACAGGTTTAATGTTACTTTTTGTAGAATCTTTATATAAGCATGCAAAAGAAGCAACTGATAAAGAAGGAACAGTAAACAGAACTTTTTTAGAAATGAGTACAGATGCTTATGAAGATTCTGGTTACAAGCTTAAATACGAAGCTGTAGTAAAGAAATTTTCAGAAAGCGATGCAGTAATCTACTTTGAAGAGATATGCAACATACGTTCACGCAATTTAACTGTAGTTAACGCTAAAGATGTTACGAATGCAGAAAAAGTTGTTGAAGGATTACAAAATTGTCATTTTACAGCTAAAATTGTAAATCAACAAAGTAATAACAGATATGAAGTTCTTGATCAATTAAAAATCAAAGGTTACAGAGTAGATGGACATACTTTTAAAAGTATGATTGACAGAGTAATCATTGATCATGATACTATGGAAATAAATATTTATGATTTAAAATGTACATGGTCAGTAGAAGGGTTTTACAGAGAGTATTATTTACACAGAAGATCTTACATTCAAGCATATTTATATTGGAAAGCATGTCAGCATTTAGTGTCTATTACTCCAGAATTAGCAGGATACAAGATCAACAATCCACAATTTATAGTTTGTGATTCTATAAACTATTTTTCTCCGTTAATATACACGTTAGACGAATCTGATATGTATGACGCGTATAATGGTTTTGAATACAAAGGGAGAGATTATCCGGGTGTAAAAAAAATAATCAAAGATTTAGATTGGGCATTAGTCAATGATATGTGGAACGTTTCTAAAAGTAATTTTCTAGCTGAAGGAGTAATTAATATAAAAAATGAAGCATAACAAAACAGTTTCAAGTATTTTCTTAGCACCCACTTTAAAAATTCCTTCAAGTACATTAAAAGATTTTGGATTTGTTAATGCTTTTATTAAAGATGAAAATCTAGACGTTCAGTATGATAATGCGGTTTATTTATTATTTAAACCTATTGTAATGAAAGAATTTAATGTTTTTTTACAAAACGAATACAATAGAACAGATCAAATAGTAGAAGATTACAATCTGTCTAATGGAGGAATAGTAGTAGTTTATTTATTAGATTCTTATTTTATTAAAGATTTTACTTTAATTAAAAAAGGTAAGTATTCTAAAACTTCAGCAGAATTTCAAAAATTATTTAAAGAAAACATTGAAATAATTAATAATGAAAGACAGATTATTAGCGAAAAATCTATTCAATATAAGATTTTTAACAAAACTTTAGATTTAAAAAATTATTGGGAAGATCAGTTAAATATTACATTTTTACCTGAACATGAATTATGGGATGGTTTTAATTTTAATACAGAAACATTAAAGTATGAAAGCAATTAAATTATTACAAAACAACACAGAAGTAACCAAGCGCATGATCGCTTGGTTTACTAATAAAATGAATGAATCATTTGTAAAAGAAACTCCTGAAGAAATAAAAATTATGATGTTAGAAAAAGGAATTTCTTTAGAAACTTTAGGAATTATGATTGACGAGAATTCTAGAATGTTATTTGACTTTTTCGATGAACATCATGTTTATATTACTACTCCCAGAGATATGGATAGTGGTAGATTTAAATCATTAGTAAACGACGAAGTAGAGAACTTTGTTGATAGTAGAAAAGAAGCTGAATTGAAAGCTATTGAAATGGCTTTTGAACAATTAGAATTAATACTTAAAACAAAAACATAACATGGGTAAAAAAGTAACAGAAGCTAAGGCTAGTTTTCAGGATACATTAGATAATTTAAATAAAAAGTATGGTAAAGGAACTGTACTTACTTTAGAAACTAAACCGGATACAGACTTAGAAGTTTACAGTACAGGTTCTATTGATTTTGATTACACAGCATTAGGTATTGGTGGATTCGCTAAAGGCAAGCTATATGAAATGATAGGTTGGGAGGGCACAGGTAAAAGTACTATTTGTGGTCACGTTACAGCATCTTGTCAATCTAAAAAAGGTAAAGTTCTTTATATAGATGGCGAGCATGCAGTAGACAAAAAGTATTTTCAAGCTTTAGGTGTTGATACAGAATCTATGTTATTGTCTCAACCGTCTTGTGGCGAGGAGGGATTCAATGTAGCTTTAGAATTAATCAATACAGGAGAGATAGACTTAGTAATTATTGACAGTGATAGTTCTTTGATACCTAAAAAGCAATTGGATGGTGATATAGGTGATCATGTCATAGGTCACAAAGCTAAACTTAACAGTAACGCGTATCCTAAACTAAAGACAGCTCTTTCTAAACATAACGTTTGTGTTATTGTTATTTCTCAGTTTAGAGAGAAGATAGGTCAAATGTTTGGAGATCCCAGGACTACCCAGGGTGGACATGCATTGAAATTTTACAGCGACTGTAGAATGGAAGTATCTAAAACTCCTATCAAAGATGGTACAGATATTATTGGCCACCTTACTAAGATTAAAGTTATTAAAAATAAAATGGCTGCTCCATTCAAGTTAGCAACCTTTGAAATAGCTTTTGGTATAGGTATCGATAAGATTACAGAAGTACTTAATTTGTTGACTAAATTTAAGCTTGGTAGAAAGTACAAAGAAACTTATACTTTTGAAGATGTAAAATATGAAATCAATGACTTTAAGGAGATGATTCTAACAGACGAAAAATTACAGAATAGCTTAGTACTTGCTATTATGAAGAAGATTCAATCTGGAGCAGAAGAAGAAGCGCCTGAGCCTAAAAAAGGCATAAGTGGAAACAAAATTGGATAAAAAAGATACACCTTATGGAAACATAACTTTAAAAACATTGACAAAGGCTGTTAATCATATTTTTTCTAAACCTCCTCCTAAAAAACATTTCGTTTTCCTGAGAGGGTGTAAAACAAAAAGAATGGTATCAACTTTTGATCATTGTGGAGACTCTTCATGTAATTCATGTAATTATTTTAATAAAGCTTTAAAAAATGCCAAATAAATGTAAAACATGTGGTAATAATTGTGATGGAGACTTCTGTTTTCATCACAAACCATACGGAGGATTTAAAACTAAAACTGCAAAGCCTTTAAAAAAAGGTGTAACTTTTAAAACAGGTAAAGCCGGAAAGAAATCTCTTGAAAAAGCGTTAGAAATGCAGTATTTCTTTTTAAAAATATGGAATAAAAGACCTCACAAGTCTGAAGTATCTGGAGATTATTTAGGAGCAGAACCGTTATCTGCATACTTTCATCACATACTTCCTAAAAGTAAGTACCCTGATTTAGAATATAAAGAAGATAATATTATACTTTTGACACTTGATGAACATGCTAACGTAGAAAGTGATATGTACAAATACGATATAGTAAATCAAAAATGTAAAGAATTAACAATTAAATATTTATAACATGGTAGAAGCACAAGAAGATACAGCAGGTACTGCGTATCAATTAGTAAATTTTGGAACAGCCGTTAAAGCCATAAAACAAGGCAAACGTGCGTGTCGCCAAGGATGGAATGGTAAAGGATTATTTATTTTTGAACAAGTACCTAATTTAGTAGGAGTACACATTATACCAAAAATGTCATCTTTACCACAATCAGTAAAAGACGTTTTAATTAAAAGAGATCAACCAATTAAGTACTTAAATCAAATTGCATTAGTAAAACCTAACAATGAGGTTAACGGATGGTCGCCAAGTACAGCAGATGCATTAGCAGAAGACTGGATAATTTTAGATTAATAAATAAATAAATATAGATGAAAAATCAATTTTTTTACGAACACAGCGTAGTAGTACCACCTAAAGCAGATGCTCCAGAAGGTACAAAGAGTACAACTGTTATAATGAGAAACAGTCTTAATATGGATCTTGTATTAAGAACTCATCAAAATGAAGCAGGTAATACAGTAGTAGTATTGGATGATTTACATGAAAGAACTGAAGAGGTTCCAAATGTAGCGCCTAATGGTAAAGTAACTGGTATGAAGAAAAATCTAGTTACTTATCAAAGTGAAATTCCATTGAATAAGAAGGACACAGAAAGATTTTATAAATTAACAAACATAGAAAATGTCTAAAACACCTGAGTATAAAGTTTTTGGTAATAGAGTATTGATTCGTTTACCAAAAAGAGAAAATAGTAAAATAGAAGTAGATCACAACACTAAAGAAGCTTTAGAAAAAGAATTAGCTATTAAGCACGGTTCTGTAGAAGTTGTTAGTGTAGGAGAAACTGTAACTTATTTAGAAGTTGGAGACTTTGTTATGGTAGAGCCTAGTGCTCTTACTAAAGCATTAGCAATTCCTGCTTTATGTACAGATGATTTTATTATAGGATTAATTTCTCCTTTCGATATAATTTTACGATGGGTAAAAAAGTAATCATAATTGGTAATGGCCCTTCTCTGTTAAAAGCAGAGAATGGGTTATTAATCAATAAGTTTGATCATATAGTAAGATTTAATGCTTACTCTATAAACAAGTATGAAAAGTTTGTAGGTACTAGAACTGACTGTTGGATTAATACTATTAACTATCAGTACAAAGATAAAGAACAAAGACTTAAAGTTAAATACAAAAGATTTATATGGCATAGTTGGCAATGGAATCCATTACTAGACAAAGGTTATATTTCTTTTAAAGAACACTACGATAAAGAAAGCTTTCCTGTACGTAAAACAACTAGAGATACTATACTAGAATTACAAGAGTATGCTGAGGATAGTAACTACTTTAGTTATTCTACTGGACTAATAGCAATATGGATATATCTAAAGGAATATCCTTCAGTAACTATAACAGGATTTGATTGGTGGGAGAGCACTAATCATCATTATAATGATACTGCTCCTAGAGGAACTAATCATAATCCTAAAAAAGAATATTTGGTTATTCAAAAGTTGATCAAAGACAAAAAAGTTAAATTTCTTGCATAAAAAAACCCCCTAAACTTAAAATAGGAGGTAAATTCAAATAATAAATAAACAATATTTACTCTCTTTCAGAAGGAATACCTTTAGGCATCAGTCTAACTGTACCATTTTCTACTCCTTTCTTCATTAAATTTTCAATTACGTTATTAGCTTCCATAGCTCTGGCCAATTTAATTGACTCTGGAGAAGAAATAATTCCACGTATTGTGTTTAAATATAAACCAAATTCTTGACCTGTTAATTCAAATCTTGCGTCTGGATCCCAAGTGTATTGTTCTGAAGGATTGTAAACTGGTTTAACTGGTGTCATTTTAATAGCATCTTTTGTGCCTTTGTTATCGCTCATAATATCTGTTTTGATGATGATACAAATCTAACTAAAACTAATTGATTATAAGAATAAGTTACAATATTTTAGTTAGTATCTAATATATTCCTATATTTGTAATGCGACATCTAATTATCAACTATGTTACTATTCATCCATGAATATCTGTTTTAAAGAACCTAATTTCTTGTTAGGTTCTTTTTTTTGTCTTCGCAATTTTTCAACTCTTTTTTTAAGTCTTTGATATCATGTTTTAAAAACATTATCTCAGTCATTAATAAAACTTCATCTTTAGAATGCTGGATTCTTTTTTTAGCAGCAACATTGTTATATTCAATGTTTTCTGTGTTAGTAGTTTGACCACTGTAAAAAGTATTAAATGTGTTAGTTCCTATGACTACAGGAAACACAAAGAACACAACAATATTTTTTAGCCTGGAACCAAAACCCTCTACTTGACCTAACACAGTATCTTGTGGCATAATTATTTCTTTTTAATTATACTAAGTTTCGCTACAGCTTTTTCTATTAATGGCCTTACCATACTTCTAAATCCTAAAATATCAATTACAACTAATCCTAATCCCCATTTATACCAATCTGGTAATAAGTTTAAAGCTTGGTAACTATCTGTAAAAAATAAATTTAATTTAGTCCATTGCCCGGTTTTAAAAGCGACTATAAATGGAATTATATTAGTAACAAGTAAAGGAGTTAAAAACAAATAAGAAACTACTTCATCTTTTAAAGTGTACTTCTTATTCTGACTAGTAATAATATCGATTTGATTATCAGTATCTGTATTAGATCTGATTCTATCTGTTAATGCACCAGTCTGTGCTTCTACAATCTTAAATTCTTGATCTTGTTTTGCTTGCTTAAGCCTAGCTCTATTATTTAAAGCAGCTTTACCAATACCTAACAAGTCTGCTATAACACCAAATATTCCCATATTAAAATTCTTTTAAACCTGTATAAGTTACAGGTTGATTATAATCTACATTAGCTAGCAACTCATTGTAGTATTCAGTTAAATTCTGAACAACTGTACAACCTGTACCCCATCTACCTACTAGGTAAGATCTTATACCAGTCTTATACTTGTATGAGTTACCATGTACGTTAGTACTGTTGTTAGCTTCAAATACCTCTCCAACTTCATCAGTTTTTAAATCTTTGTTACCATCTCTATAGTATTTCATAGGAGCAATCTGTCTTAAACATTGCATTTTACCATTGTGATGTCTGACGTATTTACCATCTGATTTTGCAAAAGCATTGTAATAAATTTCATCAAACTTTATTACTGCAGCACCTTTCTTATTCCACTTAAAAAAATTTTTTAATCCGTATGAACCACTATTAGCTGTGCAACCCATTACAAATAAAAATTTCTTACCTAAAAACAAATACAATTTATCATCGTATTTATCTGGAGCGTCTTCTTTGCTCCGTACAACTACTACATGAATACCTCTTGGCATGTATTTAAAACTAGGAAGAGTTCTTATCCTGTCTAACAGTTGTTTTGATGTATAACTTTTTACGTTTGTCATAAATGTTTAGTATTTTTCTGATTTAATTATACTTTTAATGTCTTTTCTAATCTCAGTAAGAAGTTTTCTAGAATTTGCTTGACTAGATTTTAAGTCTTCTATAATAATTTCAATTTCTTTACGTGGTACAAAATCAATAACTTTTTGCTTGTAATTCTCATGCATTGTATTATCTACAATGTGTCTTTCAAAATTAATAACATGTTTTTGAAAGTTTATAATGTGAGAGTTTAATTGAGCTTCTTTTTTACCTTGGTTAAAGATAAATATAGCTATTACAATTAAATTAGCAAATGAAAAAAAGTTACTTTTTGCAAAATTTACTAATGACGTTTTATCGTTTTTTGTAAGCATTAATCCGGGGATTTATTAAATTAAATTTATATACGCAAAATATTTAAAATCTTATACTTACCTTAGTATTACTAATGTCTAAGTTTAAATTATTATGTTTGTATTTATTAAGTTTTTTAATTGTCATTATGTTAAAGATATTTGAGAGTTAACGGAAAAAGCTTGCGTAACATTAGTATAATAAACTCTTGTAAGTGTAGTTACACCGTAAGAATTTAAATAATTAAAATCTCCTACTTTATTTAATGAACTAATTAAATTAAGAGTACCATCTACTTCCATATTATTTAAATCACCATAAGCTGCAGGATAACCAAAGAAAGAATAGTTATCTGAGTTGTCATTTCCTGACCCGGCAGTAACATTGTAAACTTTAGAATTTTTCTTTATTTTAATAAAAGCAGAAATAAGAATACTTTGAAAATTACTATTGTCCATTAGCTGATTAGTAAATCCAAAAAATACTTGATTATACCAAGTCAAAGAATTAACTAAACTTGTTATATTATCTCCTACTTTATTTAAACCATACAAATTCCACTGTATAGTTGTAGCTACATTTCTAACTGCATTATAATCAGGAAAAAAATCATAGATTTTAACATTTGGAGGTATGTAAACAGTAGTTATAGTGTCATCTCCTGTAAATCCTGGACCAGTAATTTCTACTAAATTTGGGGGATTACCCTCACTGTCTAAATCAAAATCTAATTCTATAAATTCTATTGTTACATCTTGTCCTATAATAGGATTATTATCTTCTTTTTCTACATCTAATAATGTAAACACAGGGTTTATATAAACTGCTACTAGTTTTTTAAATGCATCTTGAATAGAACTTCCAATAGCAAATGTATCTCCAGGAAAAACACCACCTAATTGAATAGTAGAAACTATTTCTTCAGTTAATTTATTACCATCAGTTAAATCTTTAAATACTCTAATAGAATGATCATATATTCTTAAACGATTTGTTTCTTTATTAAATATAATAGCTTTATCGTCTACATTAGTGTACAAAGCAACAAGAGTAATTTCTTCTGCAAGAGTATCAAGTGTAATTTTTATTCCTTTTGGTATGTTAAAACTGCTCATTGTTTAGTTTATTTAAATTAGTTTTTTAAGAAACCAAATACAGTTCCATCTTCTTTACTTAGCTCTAACGAAGTTACTACATCTTCTTCATTATCTAAAATATTTAAAGATTTATAGCTAATTACAGCATCTTCTAATACTTTTAATCCCCAGTATAATTGGTCTCCTACGTCAGTAGAACTATCTACAATATGATGTCCGTAGACGCCTGCTGCTGCTTTTTCATAAGCATTATGATCGTTAAATTTACTCATTATTTTTGGTTTTAATTATTATTAAATTTATATTGAACAGTCTAAAATAGTGTTTATTACTTCTCCAAAAGCGCTTATTTGTATCGAATATTTTCCATCGACTAACCAATAAAAATTACTTCCATCAAAATTCCTATCGTCAGGATATGTAGTAACAAAATCTCCAACAGCTATAATTCTAGTATTTCCGTTGTGTAAAAAAGTAACAGTACTAACTAAATCACATGCATTTTGACTAGAAAATGATCCACTATCAGATAAACTTATTTTAGTTCTACCTGGAATAGCTGTATTTAAAATAGGTATTATTGTAAACATATTTTATTCTGGGTTATAATAATGTTCAAATCCTTTCTTTATACCTGTAAAAAACATACGATTACCATTACTGATAAAAGTAAGTACATCAGTTCTCCCATCTATATTAGTTAATACTGGAGCTTCATCAATACCAAATTCATACAAAGTTCCATAAGATAAATCAAAATCTCCGTCGTTTATTTGAGTTACTGCTAGCATGTAAATGGCCCCATCTTTTAATGTTCCTCCTGTAGGGTTATTTAAAGTAGCTGATGCATCCATAGTAACATGTGCTACTTGGTTATCATTTAAATTCCAATCTATACTATTACTAGCGTTTGTTAAATTAGTTCTGGCAAAATATTGCTGCTTAGTATAACTTTGAACTTCATTATGCTTTGCATACGGAGTTAAATCTTCATCTCCAGTATTTTCTCCAGCAACTAAATCTAAAGCATTTCTATTATCATGAAGTATGGCATTTCTTTGAGCATCATTTACATATCTTTTATCTGTGATATCCTCTATTTCATTAGTTCTTGCATCTGCACCTCCAGTTACTAATCCATCAGCATCATAAGTTATTTTAATATAAGTTCCAGGAGTTATTGCTACATTTTTATCTATTTTAGAAGCATCTAGCCCACTGTAT